GTTTATAAAGCTATTGCAGATAATAAACCTGTTTCGTCAGCAAGTTCAGCAAGAGATAAACAGATTAGAGAAGAACAAGGAAAGATCATTGTAGGTGATATGACGATTGACAAGCTCAGATCTGTTCAAAGTACTCATATGCCTATACCATCATCAGATGTATCTAAGGTTATGAGAACTACAAATAATAACGTTAAGACTATTAAGTTTGCAAACTTTGATAGAACTTATAATGAGAAGGTTATGCCAAAAGATTTGGTTAATGCATTTGCTTCTCTTAATGAAAAGTCTATTCCTATGACTATCATTAAATATGATATCAAAGACACATCTGATGAACTTAATTACAAGGATACTCATACTGTGGTTCTTGAAGATGTTAACAGACGTAGACATACTATTACAGTTGATATTCCTAAGTTTATTGATGATAAGTTCATGTATATTGGTGGAGCTAAGAAGTTAATACTTAATCAGAACTTCTTATATCCTGTTGTTAAATCTGGTCCAGATAAGGTACAGATTGTAACTAATTACAACAAGATGTTCATTGAACGTTTTGGGTCTAAGTCAATTACATCACTTGAAAGACTTAAGAAATTAATATCTTCTGAAACTGATCTTGAAGAATTCTTTGAAGTTGGTTATGCCTTTAAGTTGAACGGTGATTATATCACCACAGTTGAATACGATGAACTTAGTAAGCAGTTCATAAGGTTCAAATCTGATACTTGTGAAATAATGTTTAGTCAGCAAGAAATTGCCGATGTTATTAATAAACAAGGTATTCAGGTGGGTGAAAATGAGATTTGTATTGGTTTTGAAAACAAGAAACCTATACTTATTGATAATGAAACGCAAAGAACGATTGATAATCGTTCTATAGCAGAGGTTATTTTAGATAACCTTCCGGAAGAGTTTAGAGATAAATATGAAAGTATTAAAACCCCTAAACGTCTTATGTATTCAGCAGCAACAACCATGTCTCAAAAAGTGTCTCTTGGATTACTTATGGGATTCTGGGAAGGAATGGGAAGTGTTTTAAAAGCGCTTAATCTTGATTATAGACTGGAAGAAAAAGTTCCTAAGACTTTGAAAGTTGGTGAATCTTTTATTCAGTTTAAGGATTGTGTTCTTGTGTATACTGAAAACGTTGCACAGTCTCTTGTAATGAATGGTTTCAGATTAATTGAAACTAAAGAATATGAAATTGCTGAAATGGAGACAAAAGAACCTTATATGAATTATTTCGTTAAAGTATATGGTAAGAGAAATATCTCTAATGCTTTGATGAATACGTATGAGTTTACTATTGATCCTATTACAAAAGAAATACTTGCAGATTTAAATCTGCCTACTCAGTTCGTTCCACTTTGTATTTATGCAAATTCACTTCTTGCTGATTCTCAGTATACACCTGATTATAATCAGCATTTATGTCGTATAAGAAGAACTGAAATTATTCCTGCAATTCTTTATGATTCTATTGCTAAGCAGTATGTAATTTATAAGAATTCTAATGGAAGAAAGAAACTTACTATTGCTAGGGATGATGTTATTAAGAAATTATTAGCTCTTCCTACAGTAGAAGAATATTCTACACTTAATCCATTACTTGAAATGGAAAGAACTCATACAACCATGTATAAAGGTTGGAGAGGTATTAATGAAGATAGAACTTATACTCAGGATAAACGTGTATATGATAAATCAATGGTAGGTATAATTGGTCTTTCAACGTCACCTGATGGTTCGGTTGGTGTTCAGAAAACTCTTACACTTGAACCAAATATCGTATCAGCTAGAGGATACGTGAAAGTTACTGATAATGAAAAAGAACTTAAGGATGTTAACCTTTTCTCTCCTGCCGAGATTTTATGTCCGTTAGGACCTACACGTGATGACCCCACAAGAACTGGTCATGGAATAAAGCAGAGCAAGCACGTTATACCTGTAAAACATTCATCTCCTGTACTCATTTCAAACGGTGCGGAAGAAGCTATTAGATTTGATTTATCAACAGACTTCGTTATCAATGCAAAACAGGATGGTGAAGTTGTTGAAGTAAATGAAGATCTTGGTATTATCATTTGTAGATATAAAGATGGTACTTGCCAAGCTATTAATACAAAATCTCAGATTGAGAAAAATGGTGGCGGTGGTTTTTACATTGCTAATACACTTATTACGAATCTCAAACTTGGAGATAAATTTAAAAAGAATGACTTACTTGCATGGCATAAAGACTTCTTTAAGTCTAATATGTATACAGGTAGTAGATTTAATATGGGAACTATGGCTAAAATTGCTATTATGTCCACATATAACACATACCAAGATTCTACAGTAATTACTGATAAGTTATCTCATGAGATGGCTACTGAAATGGTATTTAATAAACAGGTTGTTATTGGTAAAAATGCAACTGTCGATTATATTGCTAAAGTAGGTGATAAGGTAGATGTAGGATCTTCCTTAGTTCAGTTTGATACTTCATATGAAGATGATGAACTTAATAAACTTCTTTCCACATTAAGTGGTGCTTTAAAAGAAGGAGTAATTGAAAATAGTAGAAATAACATCCAGTCTAAGATTGCAGGAGTAATTGAAGATATTAAGATGTATTCTACAGTTGATCTTAGTGATCTTAGTCCCTCTCTTCAGAAAATTTTTGGTAAGTATTACCATAAGATTAATGAAAAGAAGAAACTTCTTACTAAGTATGATGATAACGATTCAATCGTTAAATGTGGTTTACTTTTCAATGAAACGACTGGTAAAGTTGCACCTAATAAATATGGTGTGTTGAAAGGTCAAAAAATTGAAGATGGTGTATTGATTGAGTTTTATATTAAACATGAAGAATATCTTGAGATAGGCTCAAAAGTTGCGTATTTTACTGGGTTGAAGGCTACAATCGGCGAAGTTATTCCTCCTGGATATGAACCATATTCTGACTTTAGAAAAGATGAAGAAGTGAGTACTTTTATTGCAGCAAACTCTGTACTTAAACGTATGACACCTTCGATCTTACTTACATCTCTTGGTAATAAATGCTTGGTAGAACTTAAGAGAAAACTCCAAGAAATTTTTACAAGTAAACCTGATGATGAAACGTGTAAAGAAGAAATGACAAATATTATTTATCGCTTCTTTACAGCATTCGACAAAACAAAGACAAATACCAATAAGTATAAAGATATGTTTGATCCAATGAGTCCGTCTGCATTTAGACGCTGGTTTAAAGGATTTTTCATGGACGAAGATGCTTATTTAATTTTAGATATCGTTGATTATGAGAGGACTATTTCTATGGACGACATTGAAAGAGCTGCAAAAGTTATTAATGTCCCATTATTCGAATATGTGTATTTACCTCATATCACGATGGATAAAGGAAAAACTGTAAGAACAAGAACTCCTGTTCCAGTTGGATATATTCATATCAAACGAACCCAGCAAACAGTAGCAAAAAAGAATGGTATTTCAACTTCTAGTGATATTCGTTCACCTTTAACTGGTCAGGTTACTGGTGCTGATAAGAATGGTCGAGAATCCGATCTTGAAAATATCATGTTGGTTTCTCTTGGTATGACGGAGTGTTTACGTGAACTTAATGGACCTAGAGCTGATGATATGGTTGCTAAACGTGAAATGCTATCAGATATCTCTAAACAAGGTTACGTTAAATTGAATGATTTGACATATGATGTCAATAATAAAACAACCCTTAATACAGTAGATGCCTACTTTATTGGTATGGGAATTAAGACTGATTTGGTTACTAAAGGTAATATGCTTAAGTCTACTCTTAAGAAAGAGTTATAAAAAAGAACGACAGTTGGTAAATTCCAACTGTCGTTTTCTTTTATTTTTTAAGCTCTACATATTCCTCAAGCTCACGTCTTGTCGTCATTCCTGTCTCATATTTGTAACAAAATTCTATCATTTGTTTCTTTATAACATCAGAATGACCAAGAGCCAATGAACAACAATTTTTACAGTAGTTTACTCTAAACTGTTTGCTACCTGCAAACTCACTTACTTCGATATAACCAAGTCGAATAGCCTTTTCAATAAGTTCTTCAAATTCATCAGGTACACTAACAGTAGTACGGGTATTTATAGAATTAGTTTCACACTCTACAAACCAGATATTACCACTATTTGCAAGACTATAAATAATCTTACCATCAGAAATGAAACCATTCAATTCTTCAATACTACTAAACTTCTTAATCTCTTTACTCATAAGTACCTCCGGCTCTTGGATATTTTATCCTCCACCATATTTAATTTTATATTTAGTTATATTTGCCTATAGATCATTACGTTTCATGCTATAGCGCTATGTAATTTATTTTTTATTCACAAAAATATTATATGTTTGAAAATGCTGACTTTACGGTTCATAGAAAAGTAGTTTGAAGTGCTGTTACGGAATTTAGTTAAGTAAGTTTTCTGTAAGTCTCGATATCTCTCGAGACTTACAGATTCTTTATTTAGCTAAATAGTAAGAATTACCCTCCTACATGGACGTTTGGATCTAATGGAAATGTTAATGATTTAGCATATACAATGCATACACAATTTAGTTCAGTGAAATCAGGATTTTGTTATTTAGGTGATAGTAATTCTATGTATGTCGGTATTTCTCGAACATCAGGTGATGTAGGATCTATTTTATTTGCAGATATAGCAAATACCGGAAAAGTATATTTATGGAATAGATCGACTATTCATGAAAATGGATATATACTAAAAACACTAGCATTTCAAGAATCATTTGATCCTGTTGTAGATAGTTTTACATCGTCATATATTCAAGTTACTGTATCAAAAAGCGGTAAAATAAAAAATATATTTTTTAATTCTACCCCAAGTGCTGATTTAATAGCAAAAACATCCTATCATCTTACAACCATTACTAATAGTAATTATTTACCTTCACGTGAATTTAAAAAAGAAATATGTATTTCAACTACATCTGACGGAAAAATATATACAGCTAATTTAACCATTACAACTGGCGGAGCAGTATATCTATATCCTCGTCAAACAATTTCAGTCAGTATCCCATTATATGTAAATGAGTTTTTCATTTAATACATAAAGAATTATATTATCAAAAAATAATAAAAAAGTCAGGTATGAGATTTCTCTCATACCTGATTAAATTTATTCTAACGGAACTTCTACATCCATAAGTTCACCAATATTAGCAGTAATCTCTTCGTTAGATTTTACTTCTCTTCTAATATTAGTTCCCTCTACACAGTTCAAATAGAAATCTTTGGTTCCATCATAACTACCAATGAAATATTGACGTGCTTCAATTTCTTCATCGATCATTTCATTAAGTTCGTCAATGTTTAAAGCACCAAATTCTTCAAGAAGTTCATCTGCAATTTCCTGACGTCTGTCAATAATGAATTTATCATATTCACTACAGAATAAACTCTTTCCATTAGTAAGTTCGAACCACTCCATATCTGTAGTATTAAGTTCTTTAAGATCATCATCACCATCTAAGAACTCAATTGAAAATCCTAATGATTTTAGGATAATTTCAAAGAACTCTGCAACACGTGAATCATATGATTTACTTACTGTAATTACAGGTTCATTATCAAGTAAAGCTTTACCTAAATCTCTTCTTGCTTTAACAGAAGTTCTATATAAAGCATGAATAAGTGCTACTTCTTCCGGCATCATCGCAACGGTGAAATTACATGTGTGTTAACTTTATATCACTATAAAGATCAGACTATATCTTCAACCAATAATCTATTACCAATTATTGGTTGCCTCCCATTTCGGAATTACTTCCTACTCTACTCAGTTACTCACTTAAGTCTTTCTCTTAAGTTACCCTTTCGATAGTCGTTGAACGTTCTTATGTTTATAACGATTAATAAAATGACGAATTCGATCAGAATTTATATTGTATTTAGAATGAATTATATTGATAATATCTTTCGTAGATTTATTATTTCTAATATAACCAAATACTTCATTCTGTACATCAATATCAATATCTGGTAATTTCTTATCACTCGATGTGTATTTATCAACATCATAAAACTCATATAGATATTTAAATTTATCGTATCTATGAATGAGAATATTATAGATAGTAGACGTCTTCACATTAGTAATATCCATGATTTCATATACAGATAATTTGTTTTCTGATAGTAGTTTAAAGACATTTTCTATTTGTTCTTCAGAATATTCTGATTTCGTTTGTTTACAATTTTCAACATCATAAAATATTGATATATTAATCCATGATAATCGATTTTTAATCATATATAACATAGCACCATCTATACCAGTCATCAATTCAATTTCTTTTATTGTAAACATACCACTTTCCATAAGTTCACACGATTCAATCACTTGATCTTTAGAATATTTAGCGAAGTGTGAATTATCGCCATATCTATATGTGTTCAATCCTGTTTCGAATGCATGAATATTATTTTCTGAATATGTAAGCCATTCTAAGTTATCGACATAGTTATTATGTTTATCTCCGTCTTTATGATTAACAACTGGCAATTGATCATCATTTGGAATAAACGCAATTGCAACCAACCTATGAATAGATTTATATACAGATTTTCCATTTTTCAAGTAAATACATACTCGAAGGTATCCGTTGTTTGTTGGAAGTGGTTTTAAAATCATATTATTTTTAGTACTATAAATTCGTCCTAGATTAGACACTAGGTATTTTGTTTCTTCGTCATTAATTATAATAGGTTTCCATATTTCATCAATATCGTTATACATATATCAATCTCCTTTATTTATATATCAAGAGAATAATATATCATCATAAGTTTCGCTGCTGATTGTCTCTCACGAGAGTTCCCAGCAATTAAAGAGGTTTTCAGTACATATTACTACGCACTGCGCCTAATTTTAAGCGTCTCAAATTCACCAAAACGAATTGCAGTTGAAGAGTATAAATCTTTATGAGATTTGGATTTATAGCTTCTTTCAGGTACACCCTTACTACTAACAGCACCAATTCCTCGTACGGAGAAACCTTTCTTTGCTGTTTGTTTAAGCATAATTGTGTACATATTCGCAATATAAGAATCCTGAATACAAGGAATTTCTCTTCCGAATTTCTGAATATACATCTTATCCGGTTTTAAGATATTCTCATATTTATTCTTAAGTTCCATAATACGATAGAATATTGGACTACTTTCTGACATTGAAGGTTGATTAAAGTGAATCTTCTTTTCCTCACAATACTTAAGGAATGTTTTCTTACCTTCAGTATCAAGTCCTTTGTAAATATTCTTAAGATAAATATACTCATCCGGGTTAAATATATTAATAACATCGAAAAGTAACTTATCTTTTTCCTTCATCGTTTTCATATGACGCATTGTCTCACTAACCCTCTTACCAATAAAGTTAGTTGCCAGTTCCATGATTGGTCCGGCTGTTGTTCTGTTAATAATCGCAAGCATATTAAAGATCATTTCAACATATACTTTATTTCCATCAGCGTCATAGTAATACGGCATTTCTTCTTTTGGTCTAATAGAAGCTATAACAGATTTGTTTCCATAACGACCTGAAACTTTTTGTCCGACAGTTAATCCTACTTCTCTTTCAACCAAAATATGAATCTGTACATTAGAGAAAGCAGAATCTTTTTCTTTCCACTTCTTCTCTAAGTCAAGCATTTCACATGCTCTTTTATACGCATAATCCACATCATTAGAATATTTTTCACCTGTTGCGAATATCTCTTCACATGTCTGTTTGATTTGTCTGTAATATGCATTCTGATAACACCAATATGTATATATCTGATGATAGAATGAATTGTCAGGTAATTCTTCGTTGTTACAATAAATATCAATATCAACAACTTTACCGTTCAAATAATACTTAGTATCGGTATCAGTAGCATGATCAAGCATATCTGCTTTGAAATCAAACAAAACCTGATTATTAAATTTTCTTCTGGTTGCCATTAAAATACCAGAAGAAAACTCTCCAATATTAGGGAATACTTTATATTCCGTTTCATCCCCATAAAGGTTAAGTGGATAATCGTTTTCATTGAGTGTAGCAATATTATATTCTGTTTCAGGTGCTACCATTTTCTTAGCAAGTTCATCAGAAACAATTGCTGCATCTTCAGATGTGAAAGGTTCTAAAGAATACATAGTAAGAACGTCTTTTCCATATGAATAATTCATGTGTTCATCATATGAAGTAGATCTGTATGCAATAGTACCTTCATCAATTTCTTGACCCTCTTCAAAAGAGTCAATAACATCAGTGTTGTATCTGTAACCAAATACTTCTACCAAATCTTCATCTGGTTTACGTTCAATTACTTCAAACATCTTTTTAGTTTTATTATATAAAAAGATCTTAAACACTGTAGGGTGTTCAACAAGTCCTTCAAATTTTACAATTTTACGATAAACAACGGACTCATTTAATTTCTTATAACCATCAGAATACTTTCCTACAACATTTTCGCCACCTGTAAAGAACTGTGGGAAATCAGGGTATAACTGATTTTTATATTGGTTTAAATGAGATGCGAACATAACACTTCGCATACTGTTGTTGTACTGAGGCATCGTAAGCATACCCTTACCTTCGATAGATCGATCACCTCTAAATAATTCATCGCTTTTAAGTAAAGCTTCTCGTAAGTTATATTTTTCTTTAGCCATCTCCTGTGAGCCACTCCTTTCTTTTCCTAAAAATATAATGTATTATCATATTTTAAAAATAGGAAAAAATTAATAGAATGTGAGTAAAGACATAAAAAAGAAGAGTTTCGTAAATATCACGAAACTCTTCTCCCAGTATTAACCTTTCTTAAAAGGCCATTCAATAATATGTTTTGAAAGTCCTCGTCTTTCTAGTTCTTTCATAGTTTGATTAAAACGATGTACTACTGTAGATGATGTACAATCAAGCTTAATTGCGACCTCAACGCAAGTACCGCTGTTATTAATAAGCTTAATAAAGTTAAGTAATTCATCATCTGTAGCTTTTGAAACTTTTACATATTTAGATTTCTTTTCAACCTTTTCTTTCGTAGCAGGTGTAACAGTTTCTTCAACCTTAGATTTTTCAATCTTTGTTTCGACTTTCGGTTCTTCTTTGGGTTCAGTCGTGATACTCATTTTCTTAAACGCTTCTGCAAATGCATTTCCTATTGTACCATTAGCGTCCTCATATACTGATTCAGGTTCGTCATCATTTTCATAAATTTGACCTGTTGTACTATTGTACCGAACACTTGAACTTTCATGAATATCAATATTCTTTGGTGATACTGGTCCGGTATATACATTTTCTATTGAATCATAATTACCGAGATATTGAGAATATTCATCACGAACTTTAACCTGTTCATAATCAATTTCTCTAAGGAATTCAAAATTCCATTTCATACCAGAGTAACCGTGGAGAGGTATTTTAAAGACTGTATTGAATAACGTATACATTCTGCTTTTTCTCTTTCCTACAGACGGATACATTCTTCTTAGTGCAGCTTCAATATCTTTCTCCGAACTAACCTCAACTTCTGCATCTTCACTACTAGATATATCACAATAATATTTATACATCATTATGAAATCATTTACTGATACGTAATTTGCACCATATCCTGTGAATATAAATGCTTTAGCTAAGAAATCATCATCAAGATTAATTTTCTCAATAATTTTAGTTGGAGCAGATTCTTCGATACTTTCAGATACTGCATCAATAATAATCTGTTCAGGAACATCATCATTTTCTTCAGATTCGTTAATATAATCCGATGTAGAATCAACGTCGTCTCGATTAGTTCCTGATATTTCTGGAACTATAGAAGTTACATCCTTACTCTCAAAAACCGTTACCCTTGTAACACCTTTCACTTTCAAATACTCTTCAGAACCGTCAAGATTTAATACATAATCTGTGTCAATATCAACAGAATATCGAATCATGGTGATATTGTTTGCTTTCATAAACTGCAAACGATAATCCTTTACCAATATTTTGGCTTTTTCATAATCTTTCTTTCTAGCCTTTAACAATAGTTTCTTTACCTTCAAAACAAGATTGAAAACTCTGTCAGGACATACAGAGCATCCTGTTATAGACCAAATCAGTTTTTCATTAAAGAGAAACTGAAATTGGTTACTAGTTGAAATGTAACTTATCTTTCTCTTACCTGATGATAACTCCGTAAGAACCGGTATATCAAAATCCGAATAAGGTAAACTGGTAAGCGGCACAGCAATAATGTTAATACCATTAAATAAACCAGCACACTCCGAAACATCACTAATGATAAGACCGGGTCTTTCTTTAAAATCATCCCCCTCTATGTTTGGAAAATCAAGACCTCTTACTATGGCTCTTTTTTGGGTTTTGGATACGTATCCAATGTTTGCATATGTGTCATCCATACGCATTTTCCTCCTTCTTGTATTTTTGACAAAGAATGTGAGGTAGAATGATTTCTCACTCTACCTCATTTATTTTTTTCTTTATCTATAAAATAATATATCTTTGTATTTATAGACTTTTACTTTTTAATAATTCATTTCTTCTTCAATGACAGTAAGATCATCCTGAGTAAGCATTGACAATTTACTTTCAAGAACTGGAACGATATTTCCAAACATAATCTTGTAAAGTTCCTTATCTTTTCTAAACTCCTCATGAACGTTCTTCAATGAGAACTTACGATCTTTTTCATTATTGAAATAGAAGCTATTTTTGTTTCCGCCGGTAAGTCCAAGTTCTTTTGCATATGCAATACTAGATCTTACAGGATCAATTCCTCTAACCTTATCATACACAAGGCTGACAAATCGACCTGCTTGGTTTCCTCTAGATTTTACAATCATTACACGAATACCAAAACCATCAAATCCATCATCTTCCATTTCATATTTCTCTGATCCTACAGCTACAAATTTAAGTAGAATAGATGCATTAAACTGAGGACTTTTTCCTCCAGGAAGAGCTTCATTTTGTGCAAGATACAAAATCTCTGATGGTTCATGTACAAATCCAAGCTGTGGTTTGTCTTTAATTTGATTGATAGTAATCAAGATAATATTAGCTCTTCTAAGATAAGGAAGAACTTCATTAAAGAATCTTCCGATTTCACCGGTAATTCTCATACGTTCTGTTTGACTACCTACTTCTTCCAAACGAGCCATATCTTTTTTATCATTTTCATTGAAACCTGTGCTAAGTGTAGCAATGGAATCAATGATAATTACAGTAGGTTCAAAGATTTCAATCTCTTCACCAAACTCATTTAATTTACCTGTTTTATATTTATACAGGTCAGGATGATCAACTTTCTGCTTGTAAATACGCATCAATGTAGCTTTAATATCATTAATAGTATTAAGCTCTTGACGAAGTATATACTTACCTGCAGCAATATCACTCATAGAGAACTTTGTTAAGTTCTGAATACGAGAATAATTCATTGCCTGTTCAAGGTCAAAGTGAACAATAAAACCATTCTTAAAAGGTCTTACAATATTAGCAGCTACCTGTGCAGCTGTAGTTGTTTTTGCAGTTGATGGTTTTCCAATAAACGTAACCATAGAACCGCCAGTAATACCGATAGAAGGATATGAATCTATAACCTGATCATCTTTATCGTATACATTAACACGGTATCCCAAATAATAATCAAGCTGAGGAATACCTGTTTTATAGGTAACAACTGACGCATTACCGTCAAAATAATCTTCATCTTTTTTATCTGTGCTTTTTAAAGCTTCAACGATTCCAATAGTCTTACGACCTTCAATATTACTCAAAGCTTCTTCAACACTAATAAGTTCAGTTTTCTTTGTTGCCATATTTGTCATTTCCTTTCTCTTTAATCAGATTAAGGGAATGTAAAAAATATAATTAGAAGTCACTTTTATTTATATAAACTATATGTTACATCTTACCTACTGCAATCCATAATACACCTGGTTCTAAATCACCATCATTTGTATTGTGTACATGAAGTTCAAATCCAGTTTTATAAATATTTCCTATACAAATATTAAGATTTCCATAATTATAATCTTCTGAATTTGACATAAATGTTGCAAATACTTTAGGTACAACTCTATATTCTGTATCAAATTCTATATCAAAAGTTGTACGAGTTTTTGATGCAACAACACTATTTATTATTCTACCTGTTTGAATATAATTTATTTCTGCGTTACTATTTAGCTAAATAAGAAATCTGTAAGTCTCGAGAAATATCGAGACTTACAGAAATTTTACTTAACTAAATTCCGTCCCATACTAACATATGTGTATACGAATTTATTTAGGGAATGCTTCATTCCAACATAAAGGACCCCAAATATAATCATTAGGTCTTCCATGAGCAGCATTCCATTTTCCGATAGCTTCTTTCATACCGGATCCACAAGACATATCAATAGCCTTTGTGTAATATCCTACAGCTTTAAGCTTTCTTTGAACAAGTTTAACATGACGACCTTTGGAACCATACTTAATAGATACATTAAAGTGGTTCACAGCAGTTGCATTCACGTTATTTTCAGTGTAGATTCCTCTACTATTTGTACCTCTGGTGTCAACATGTACGAAACCAGATCCGTTATCATCCCAAGAATAAACACCAATACGTCCTTTGAACCCACTGATGGTTTCAATAAAACGACCTACTCTCATAGGATGAACGCCTTTAACTACAATATCAGCTGCATATCCCTTCATATGCTGACTGTTGGGGGATGCACCATTTACTCTACTATTATGAACAGGGCAACGATATCCACAGTTCAAATTAACAGCAACACCAAAGTGATTTCTTACTTCCTGTAAAACTCTGACGAGTTCGTCATCAATAGGAGTTTCTGTGCAGCAGTTTTTACCATTACAATCAAATTCGGTACTTTTGAAATTTTTGGAAAGTTGTGTTACCTTCCCTTTCTTATAAGTTTTAATCATAATACACCACTCCGTTTCTATTAAAACTTTTAACAACTTACTATAGTGTTTAAAAGTCTCAATTTACGGAGTGGTGTATTAATTAATCAATAGTTTCTACATCATAAGAAATCCACATAATTTCCTTTCCATAAAAATACAAAAAAAAGAAGATAAAACCAAACGGCTTTATCTTCTCTTCGTTTCGAAATAAATGCTTACATCTGTCCGGTAGAACCGAAAGCACCACGAGAGACATCTGATAATTTTTTGACTGTGACTATGTTCAGATCCGGCTGGTTCTCAACGATTCTAAACTGAGCGATTCTAGCACCATAAGGGATAATCGTATCTTCTACAGCATACGCTCTAAATCCCCATTCATCATTATCTCCACAGAAGCTTTGATCGATAACACCTTCAGAGTTTTCCATCCAGATGTTAATCTTTCGACATGTACTGCTTCTGGGAAGCAGTCTTGCTTCATAACCATCAGGAAGTTTCATTGCAACTCCTAACGGAATATCAACACGCTGACCTGCTTTAAGAACTATCTCCTTAGCAGCTCTAAGGTCAATCCAATCGCCCTTTGCGTTCTTTTCGATAATAAAATCAGGATCGTCAACTGTATACTTTACAAACAGATCGAGAGGTTTTTTCTTCTTATTAACCGATAGATAAGAAGCGATACCAACAACTACTGTAGATACAGTTGCTGAAATAATTGCAGTTTTCAAAATATTTTTTGACATGTCGATTAACCCTCCTTAAACCTTACGTCTTTCAACAAGGTATTTAGGGCAGCTGCTCTTAACGGTAAGAACTTTGTGAGCCTTCTTTGTAGTTTCAAAATTACCTAAAGAAGGACCGCCGGGTTTTCTCATTTCTGCAACCTTAGATTTCTCTTTAACATCTTTGAGTGCAATTGTAGCGTCGAAGTCTTCTTTCTTAGGGAAACTAAATTTGTTTCCTTCAAGATAAAGCCAAAGAACTTCTGCAAAGAAATCATACATCCAGTCGAGATTTCCTACTGCAAAATCTGCAGATTCCACGATACCGGATTCAGTACGATCAATTCCTGCTCTTTCAACAACACCTCTGAGCCACTTACGGAATTCCTTACCACATGCTACATCTTTGTAGCCCTGGAATTCACCCTTCTTAATGATAGCAACCTGAGAACTAAACTCAGGATCTGCCGCTGCTGCATTTATTAAACGATCAAAATTAGAACGGTTAAACTGGTTAAGCTTCTTTTCACCGTCTGCATTGATCTTAGCAGCAATGGATGACAATACTTCATTAATTGATTCTTTTGCCATTTTTGTTTCCTCCATTTTATTATTTTTATTGAAACGGCATATTGATGCCATTGCAACCTTAGTAGGTTCATGATTACCAAAGATACTTTCGAAAATATCCTCTTTAAATATATCAGGTAGTTCGTTTTCAACTTCTCTAGTAATCTTATTTCTATAATCTGTTATTGAAATTATATTTTCCATAATGATTATTAATGCCAAATTTGTTTAGTGTCTTTTTTGGCTCTCCTTTTCTTTAGGAGTATTTCCAACATTTCTGAAATATTGAAATCTTCGTACTTGTCGGTTACTTTCTTTTTCTTCTTTTTCTTACCACTCATAAGTAACACTCCTTTCTTACACGATTGTGAACTATAACTTTATTTTTTACGTGATAATTCTAAGTATTTATTAATATTGGAAGTAATATACTCATTAAATCTAGTCATATCATCTTCTGCTATATTCAAAACCTTACATGCATATGTAATGTTTTTGAGTTTAGGTATCAGGCGTTTATCTATTTTTAGAAACAATGTAGATTTACCAAATTTATGGGATTGAGTAACTATCTTTTTATTCACTAAAATAAAATCATCAATCCAGTTTTTTACTTGAAGTTTATCATTTACCATAAATGATAAAAACTTATTAAATTCTCGTCTTTTAATATAGATAAACTCGTTATTTTCTGAATTTATAAATCCATTTGGTTTTTCATCTTCAAATACATATTGATGATATGATTGTGTGATATATGCAATATCATCAATGTAAACTGATAATAAGAATAAAATTCCTTTGTTTGTTTTAAGTTTATTAACAATTTCTTTATCGTGAGTCATATAAATTATCTCCTTTGTATAATACCTAAAATATAATATATCTTTATTTTTAGCATTTTAAGCATGAAAAAATCATGGAAACAATTGTTTAATACGTTAAAGAAATGAGGTCTAGAATATGAATTTAGAAGCTCAAAAAATGAGATTTGAACGTATTGATGAATGCTTCGCTGAACTTAAGAAAAATAGACGTAAACCGAACGTCATTCATTCTATAGAAAGAAATTTATCTGAAGTATTTAATCAGACGTTTTCTATTACAATACTTGAAACTAAAAGAACTGACGCTTGCTTTGTAATGTCAGTATTTCCCGAAATGGCTACTATTGATAAAATTATTGAATCTATCATAAATGAAAGCTCTAGTAGTGTAGTACATGAGTTATGGGCTAAAAATAACTCCTGGATCATAGAAATTGACAGACGTATATTAGATGATACGATTGCTCCGTTATCTTCAAGAGAATGTACTGCTTTACTTCTTCATGAAGTAGCTCATACAATTCATAGTAATTCTGTACCTTCACGAATCAGTAGAGTACTTAAGTATGAATTTGCAAATATGAATACAGGAATTAAGACTGTTTTAAAAACAGATAGATTTAAGAAAATTCTTTCTTTACCTATAGTAGATTCTTGTAGTCTGAAATTTGCTAAATCAGATCTCAAAGAGGAAATTGCAGCTGATAACTATGCTAAAAATTTAGGATATGGAATGGAATTATCTTCAGCACTTGATAAATTCATTAATCCTAGTGATCCTGACAAAGCTATGAAAACAGTTACCAATTTCTCAGTTGAAGTTATTGATAACTTTAGAGAAAGAAAAGCAAAACTCAATCAGCGTAATTTTGATAAATTAATATCAGTTACACCTAGTGCATTTATCGGTGGCGTTTTAAAAGATATCCGTCATACTTATACTGAAGGATCTGAAGATACATCTATGAATGATGAAGTTTACATGAATTATATTTGTGAATCTGTAAACGATATTATCGATAATTACTATACTGAATTTTTCTTTAGTAAAAAGAAACTCAAAAGACTTGATGAGTATGACATCGATTACATTACCGTGGAGATTGATAAGATTAGAACCAATGATGATAAGTTATTGATCTTATCATATACAAGAAGTAAAATTGATACAGTTCAGTACTATATCGATATTCTAAAGAGTGATAAATACTCTAAAAAATACGAAGTTCCTCATTCTATGGAATATCTTGTAGCATACAAGAATAAACTTGAGCAGTGTATAACAAGAGCAATTAATAAAAAAATTGAAGATAAATACATTGGGTTTAAAGTTAATTATCCAGTTGGATACGAAGGATAAAAAAGAAGGAAGTAGGTTATTCTACTTCCTTCTGTTTCTTTTCATTTTTAAGTTCTTCAAGACGTTTTTCAGCATCTCTTATATCAGCCTCCAATGTTCCAATGGATTTCTCCATCATTCTTCTTGCTGATACAATTTCATGCTTTCCCATTACTATGGCAAGACCTGTTCTATTAGATAAATCAATGAATTCTTTCTTGTACTGAACCAATTTTTGTTTCATTCCATTAAGCTCCTGTTCAAGAAGCATAATTTCCGTTTCCATTATTATAAGTTCACTCATAGTGTAACCTCCCATATAAAAAATTTCGAGATTATCCGACGGAAGGTGTAGCCCTGTTATGGCTATCTTTATAAACCTCCCATCGGATTCTCCTTTTGTTTTCCCTTTGTTACCAAAGGGGTTTGGCTTGATTCTCCCTTCCACTATTACCATGGTTAGGGCGCGTGCCAGTTCGAATACTTTCGTACTCTACTTTACTCAGTTCTCATTGAAAGTCTTTCTCTTCCAACTACCTTTTCAACAGCCTAGGGGTGACTTTTAACAAACTCTATGGTTTGCCTATCTTTCGATATTTCGGTTACACCCTCCACCCATTCCCGTAGGGAGTAGGGTGGATATTGACACGCTTATACATTCAGATGAACAAGAGAATCATTTATGTAGAACTGAGACCTTAGTCTTCAGTTGCTACCTCTTCATCTGCATCAGCTTCTTCTTCAAAAGCTTCTGCAACTTCTTCAGCGATCTCTTCGATCTTCTGAGATACTTCAGCTTCCATATGCTTCTTAGCAGCTTTTTCAGCTTTCTTAATTTCGTGCTGAGCCTTAATATCTTCAGCCTTATCAGATACTGCATTACTGATCTTACTAATACCTTTCTTAACACCAAGGTATGCAGTTCCTACTGCTACACCGGTACCATGAGCAATAAGTCCAACAGTATCAAGTACCAATGTACTTGCCACGTTGACACCCACGTCATAACCGAAGTTCTTACAGGTCTTCTTGAACTTTCTTCTCTCGAAGTAATTCATTCCAGCTGCCTTAGTCATCTTATCGAAACCTGCGTTTGCTTTCTTGCTGATAGTTGCGATTGTATTAGTTTTCTTCATATAAACCTCCGGCTCTTGGCTTTCGCCTCCACCATAAAATTAATTTAATTGCCTCACTTTATTGTGAGCGCTATTTAGTTGTGTCTGCCTATAGATCACTATGAATATGTGCTATAGCGCTATGAAGTTTTTATAAGGATAGACGATTTTTATTATCATCATTTCCTTTATTTCACATAAATATTATATGTTTATAAATTCCGACTTTACGGTTAACCTCTTCTACATGGTTTAATACCAAGTAATTCATCCATTCTCTCAGAGAATATTTCATTGAAATCTTCTAATATCTCATTTTCATCTTCCGATATAGAACGAATCACAGAACCGTTTAGTCCGTAATTTATCATCTCTTTGTCTTTCCAACCGAGTTCAATAGTTTCATCCCGGTCGATAATATCTTGACAATGCATATAAAACTTACTATTTGTCGGATTTAATTTATCACATAAATTTACATATGCATGAGATAATGAAACTTTTAGCTTGTAGCTTCTTTTCCTTCGTTCATCTATTGAAGGAGCTTTGGATTTTTCTTTATTTAGTTTTTCCATGAGCGTTACCTCCCTATATTAATTTGTCACTATAATAATATATCTATGAAAAGTTTAATTTTTCGTTGAAAGGACTTTATTTTAATGAAAGGAGGTAATCCATTACATGGGACGATTGAAAAAATATAATGGACGCCTTTATGATATAGGAACATCTAATGTGTCTTTTCTTCAGTTAGCTACTGACTTAAAGCAATTAGGTGTTAAGAACTACTATTTCATGCTTGAAGTATATGATCCTGTAGTTTTAACTATAGATCCTTATAAATGCGATGAAAATGGTGTTTGTACATTAACAAAAGATGAGATTGTACGAGTAGTTACTGAATGTAGAAGAAATCCATGGTATTATCTAAGAGAAGTATGTAGAATACCTGATCCTGGTAATCCTAAGGGAATTCCTTATAAAGCAAATCGAGGAAATATAGCACAAGCATTTTTATTCTTACACGGAATAGATTCATGGCTTTGTTTACCTCGTCAGCAAGGTAAAACGCAATCTGCACTTGCTATTCAGGCTTGGGGGTATTCATTTGGTACTACAAATACATCATTTATTTTTGTTAATAAACAACAACCCGACGCAAAGGAAAACTTAGCACGTATTAAGACACAGATAGATTTATTACCTGAGTATTTGCGATTTGAATCATTCTTTGATGATGAAAATGGTAAAACTGTGAAAGCTATTAAAAACGCTACAGAAATGAGGCATCCTGTAACTAAGAACAGAATTTCTGTTCGTGCAGGTGCTGCTTCTAAAGCGAAAGCTATTTCACTTGCTCGAGGTTTATCTGCTGCTATTATTCATTATGATGAGCCAGAGTTTACTGACTTTATAAAAGAAATTGTGGAAAACTCTGTATCAACTTATGAAACAGCTGCACGTGCTGCAGAAATGAATGGATCATTATACGGAAGAATCTTTACGTGGATTTTACGCGTAAGTAAAACCTCTTTAATTGCGGGAACGAATTCGTTATGTCTTTACTACTAAACTAAGATAGTAATATACTTAGTGGCAATGGGTAACTCCAAAGGTATAGTAAAAAGGTAAAGAATAGAATCAATCCGCAGCGAAGATATAATCGTAAAAATAAAAAAATAAGATTGCTCTTATTTTTTCCTATGCAAGGGCTGCTCGGGCTTGCACTGTCACCCGTCTGTTTAAGTGCTGTGGAGTGGCTAGTTCCACTTGGCTTTTGATTCTACATAGGTTTTGTTTGGAGCAGCCTCATAATCACCACGTCCCAACCAATACTGCCGTATGGTGGTTAGCCTAGACGTTACGCCCCTAGGCCTGCGATTCTTGTATACCGGTTCGTGTTGATACAGTGTGTAATCCCTTTTATATTACACTATACAAGATTAGGGTAAATAATAACTCCTTATGAACCGGACTGTTTTTATTATTTACACTAAAATATTATATGTTTGAAAATTTTAACTTTACGATTATATAACGTTCAACGACTATCGAAAGCATAACTATAGAGAAATACTATAGTGAAGAAGCGAGTAGAGTAGGAGAAATCCGAAATAGGAGGCAATATTAATTTGGTAACAGAATTAATATTGAAGATATAGTCTAATATTTTTAACAAAATATGGTACCCCAGGAGATCTTGATAGTAATGCTGGTATTTCAGCTCAAATAATTCTTGATAAGACCGTTAAGTGGTCAGAGCGTTTATACGATATGACTAAAGATGAAATGAAAGAATTTGCTAAAGCTGGTGAATCTAACCGCATTATTTATATTGAGTTCCAGTATTATCAGATTGGTTTGGATGAAGAATGGTTATCTAAGATGAGTAATATGATCGGTGATGCACTTGTTGTTCGTCGAGAAATCCTACTTCAGAGATTACATGGTTCATCACTTTCTCCTTATCCTCAGGAAGATATTGAGTATATCGTCGAGAATATGCATAAACCAATCGATGTTTTATTTGTAAAAGATTACTACCAGTTTATGATTTATGAAGAATTAGATCCTTCTATTCCTTACATTGTCGGTGTTGACTGTTCAACAGGTACAAATAAGGATAATAATGCTATTACTGGTATTAATCCATATACAACTAGACCTGCATTTGAATTTGCTTGTTCTTATGTTGGTGAAACGTTGTATGAACAGATTATTATTGAATTAGTAACACGCCATGTACCTAAAGCTATCGTTTGTGTAGAACGAAATAGTGTAGGTGATGGTATTATCGACCATTTACTTCAGTCAAGAATTGCATCTAGATTATATTATGATAGAGCAAAAGATCTTACTGAAGAAAACAAAAAAGAATATGAGACAATAGAGTCAATGCTTAAAAAACAAGCAGCACAAAAATCTTTCTATGGTGTATACACAGAAGGTCATTCTAGAGAAGCAATGTTTGCTATTCTGGCTAGACGTATTTCTGAAAATAAAGATGATTTTATTGCAGAGAACGTTATTACAGATATATCTCGATTAGTACGTACATCATCAGGAAAGATTGCAGCTGGTCCAGGCTCGAAAATCGCTATGAATTCTACATTTATAATGCATCAACATATCATTAATTATTAATGAATTGAGGTGCATTTATTTTGCCAATAATAAAAGAAATAGAAGATAATAGAGAAGGAATTGAATTTAAAAAACTTATAACTTTATCAAATGGAATAATTGGGAAAAATATCACTATTGATATTAAATATAATGATGAAATATATAAAATTCAAACTAAATATTTAATAACTGAGGATAGTCGAATATTTAATATATTTACAGAAAAAGAACTTAAAGGATATATATCAAAAGATACAGGATATAAAGTCGTAAATCTTCAGTTAGGTAAAGCAGGTGAATACAAAACACAATTAATTCATAGATTAGTTGGAAAAGGATTTATTCCTAATCCAGAAAATCTTCCAGTTATAAATCATGAAGATGGTGATAAATTAAATAATGACATTTCTAATCTTGTTTGGTGTACATATTCGTATAATAATTACCATGCTTTTAGAACTGGTTTAAAGAAACCAACAAGTGTTTCATCTGAAAAATGTAATTTAACAACTCATACAATAGAAGAGGCTACATTGGTTTGTGAATTATTATCAAAAGGGATATCACCTAAAAAAATATCTAATGATTATAATTTAGGGTATGATTTTGTATTACGTATTCGTAAAAGAGAAACTTGGAAAGAACTTAGTAAAAACTATAAATTTAAAAAGACTAAAAAAGCTTCTGCAATTTTTTCATATAATGAACTCGTTAAAATAGAAAATCTTTTTAAACAAGGATTTTCAGTACGAGAGGTTATAAATGAAATGGGATGGGAATATGACGAAAAAATTCGTAGTAATGTCAAACATTTAAAATCAAAGTTTGAAAAAGGCAAAAAATTTGTAGAATTTGAATAGAATAGTGGAGGTCTGGTTAAACCTCTTTAATTGCTGGGAACTCTCGTTAGGTCATCAGTACAGTAAAGTGTGACAATCTGATGAATAGAGACAATCAGCAGCCAAGACTTATTATTATAAATAATAAGTAAGGTTCAACGACTATCGAAAGCATAACTATAGAGAAATACTATAGTGAAGAAGCGAGTAGAGTAGGAGAAATCCGAAATTGGAGGCAT